GATAATGGTTCTGGCTTTGGTCGGTGTAGTCGCCACCGTTTGCCGTCACCGGCGCATAATTGGCGGTTAACAATCCGCCACTCGGGGAATAACCGCCCGTGTTCACCTTGCTGGCGTTAACCTCAATATCAGCCGACTCACTTTTGATCAGACCGAGTTTTTCCAGTAACCAATCGACGCCCGCGCGCAGCTTATTGAATATCCTCAGCGGTGCGGTCAAGGCGTCAGCCAGTGCGCGCCCAAACTCAAGACCGGCATTGCGACAGCTATCGAGCGACTGTTGGGTCGATTTAACCGGCGCGATCAACTCACTAAACCCATGCCACGCCGCCTGTAGCTTTTCTCCAAGCCAATCAAACACCGGCTGCAAAGGAGCAAACAGCTCAGCCAGCGGCGCAAAAACGGCTTTTAGCCCCTCCACCACGCCAGCAAAAAAAGCACTGATCGGCTGCCAATACTGACGAATAAGTAACGCTCCGGCGACAATCGCTACCGCAATACCGACAATCGGCCAGGTTAGCGCTCCGATCGCCGTAATGATGCCACCCGCTACCGCAGTGAAAACTGTCCCGAGCAAACTGGCTCCGGCGATAATGGCATTAATCCCCATCACCACCGGCCACGCCACCAGACCAACAGCCCCAAGCACGCCAATCACTGCCACACCGGCACCAACAATCTTGAGGATTCCTGCGGATAACCCTTTATTTTTTTGCACCCACTGGTCGAGTTGGAGCACATAGTGAGTGGTGGTTTGAGTCAGCTTACGTAGCGAGGATTCCTGCTGGTCAAACAGGTCAGTTCCTACTGCTGCATAGGCAGATTGCAAGGCTTTAAAATCGCCGCCGAGGTTGTCTTGCATGATGTTGACCAGTTCTGCGGTCTTGCCGTCAGACGCCTGAAACATCTTGGTCAAACGGTCAAGCTTGCCTGACGCCGCGCCCTCCATCAGTACGGCAGCAGCAGATGAGGCCTCCTCACCGAAAATGGCTTTCATATACTCAGCACGTTGGGCGGTACCGAGCTTATTTTTCTCAAAGCTGTTTTGCATCTCTTTCAGCAAGGTAAACAGAGGCCGCATATTGCCCTTACGGTCAGCGGTGTTAACCCCTAACTCGTCGAGCGCATCATGGGCTTTACCGACCGGAGCCTGTAAACGGGTAATAACCGCACGGCTGCCGGTTCCGGCCATTGAACCGGTGATTTTGGCATCAGCTAACGCCCCCGCCATCGCGGCAGTTTCCTCGACGCTGATACCGGCATTTTTTGCCACTGGCGCGGCATAGGTCAGTGTGTCACTCAAGCCTGCAAAGTTAGCCGCCGTTTGGTTCATCGCCGCCGAGATAACATCACCAATATGCGCGGTTTTATCATTGCTCAGACCAAATGCAGATTTAACCCCCATCAGCAGGGTGGCGTTTTCTTCCATACTCTTTTGGTTGGCGAGCGACATATTCAATGTCACTGGCGTGGCGGCCAAAATGCCGTCTTTGTCAGCACCAGATTTGGCGATGATGATCTGTGCAGCAGCGGCATCATCGGCAGACGCAGCGGTGGTATCACCGAGCTGGCGCGCCTGCGCCCGTAACACCTGCATATCAGCGCTGTTTTTCGCCAAACCAAGCACCGCCTGTAGTTCAGAGTTTTTCTGCGCAAAGTCGTAGCCGGGCTTTAAAACAGCGGCTCCGGTCACAGCGCCTGAGGTCGCCGCACCAACACCGGCAGCCCCTGCACCGGCCAGATTTCCGGCCACCGCCTTACCGCTCTGATAACGCTGATTAATACGGTTAAGTTTGGCCTGTTGCTGACTGTTACGCGCTAACGCCTCTCGCTGACGATTGAGGCTGGTGGTCGTTTCATTAATCGACGCTTTGAGGCGTTGTTGCTCATGGGACAGTGTTCGGGTATTGATACCCGCCTGCTGTAGCGCCTGGCGCTGACGCTGCACCGATAGACGCAGCCCGTTATAGTTGAGTTGCAACTCAGAAGCCGCGCGTTTTGCCGCTTCCATCACCTGCACCTGTGCGCGGGTCGGTTTTTCGGTATTTCTAAACTGAATAGCCAGTTCAGCGGCTTGCTGTTTAGCTTGCTTCAATGCCTGATGGGTCACCGCCAACTGTGCGCTGGTTTTGCGAAAACCCTCAATCTGACCTGCCTGCGCGTTTAAGTTTTTAAGGATTTTCTGCGTATGGCGAATATCTCCAGACAGGGATTTACTCGCGGCCTGGATCGCTTTAAGCGGGCGACTGGCGCGATCAACTGCGCTCAGCAGCACCTGCAACTTAAGATTATTGCTCATCAATATTCCCGTTTCGGGTAGCGCTTCGCTGTAACGCCTTATCGCGCCAAAGAATAAGTTCGGTCAAACTCAAGGGATAAAGTTCTGACGGCGGCCAGTGGAAAATCACCGCGATATCCGCTATCAAATCATCGACCGACAAACGAGCAGGAAACGCTAACGCACCGAGTTCGGCGACAAAAAACCGATCACCTGCCCCGCCAATGCAATCATGTCCGGCAGCTCCAAATTTACGACCTCATGCTCGGTCAGGGACGGATAAGTCATGCGCGGCAGCACCTTAATCAAAGCGTTAACGTCGGAGGTCGCTACATCCTGCAAACTTACGCCGCGTAAGGTTCCGGCATTCGGCTTAATCAGGGTGATAGTTTCAATCAGGGTATCGCCGCGCTTGATGGGATTTTCCAGCGTCACGACGTTCTCATTTGAGCTATTTTCCTTCGCTACGGTGGTGCCTGTGGTTCTTGCCATCATTTTTCTCTCCAATAAAATCAGGGGAATTACACACCGATATTTTTGCGATGCTGCGCCAGCCGGTCGATGCCATTAACCCTCTCAATCATGTTAATCACATCAATCTCAATCAGCTCTTTGCCATCGAAAGTCAGCTTGTAGTAGGTACATTGAGTTGAGATTTTGGTTTCGCTGTTCTCGCCCTGCTTGTTATCACCGCCGTCGATTTCTTTGTGACGACCACGTAGCACGATGTCTACCGCCACCATCTCGCCGGTATCGTCACGCTGATAAGAACCCGCAAAGCGCAGCGGTACATCTGACGCGCCCGGTGTGGCGTATTGCGCCCAAATGGTTTCATCAGGCAGGCCGCCGAGTGTCCACTCCATAGCAAGTGCATCATCATCCAGCCCCAAATCGACTGGCGCGGAGCCATTCATCCCGCCACCACGATAGTTCTCCAGCTTGCGGGTCAGCTTTGGTAAGGTCACCGAACTGACCACGCCCATATAACTCAGACCATCATTGAATAGGTTGAGATATTTCAATTTGCGCGGCATTCCCATCAGGTTTTCGCTCCTTAGCCGTTTGCTGTTGCGCCGAAGTTCACCAGATATTTATCGGTGATACGCTGACGCAGAGTGAGATTTTCCAGCGGTGGTACCGGCGTGTAGTCGTAATCAATAAACAGCTTGCCGGCTTTGAGGGTGTCTTTATCGTTGGTGCTGTCGTCATACCAGCAATTGGCGTCAATAAGGTAGCCGTTAGATTTCAGTTCACGAAATTTGGCTTTGATACCTTCGACGATGTCGCGGATCAGCGTAGTGGTCATGGGCTTATCAACCGCCCACTGGTGCGCCTCAGCCATAGTGTCGGCCAGTACTTGCGCGGTACGGACATAATTTTCAAACAGAAAAAGCGGGTCTTCAGAGCAAGTGCGGTTACCCCAAAAACGAAAACCATTGGAGCGAATGAGCGTGGTGACACCGGCCTGATTGAGTAAATCGGCATCAGTACCCGCTGCCTGTAAATCCCAAAATACGCTGGCAGAGATACCGGTAACGCCATTCACGCCGACGTTTGACAGGGTTTTATGCCAGCCCTGTTGTTGATCAATTTTGGCCCGTAAGCCGAGAGCGCGGGCGGTGGCATAAGCTACGTTGCTGCGATCGGTTGTAGTGTTCCAGCTCAGAAAATCCGGCCAGATCATCATTAGCTCGCGCTGACTGAAATTTTCGCGGTATTTCAACGCTTCCTTGCTGGTTTTGCAGCCATAGGCGCTGATATAACCAAAAGCACGTAACTGCTGGCAGATACCTGCCAGAGCGGTCGATACGGGCAAACTGTCCAGTCCTGGCACACCAAGAATGCGCGGGCGCACACCGGTAACAGACTGTGCATCTAACAGCGCTTTCATGCCGGTATAGCGGCCATTTTGGTCAACCCCGCCGATAAGATTGGTCGCCGTTCCGGCCTCGTTACTACCAGTGGCCACGCGCACCACAATAGTAACCGGACGGGCCTGATCCGCAATCGCCAGCAACGATGCCGCCAGCGTGCCGTGTTTGCCCGCCTTACCGGCGGCGGTGAGCAGATCAGTGATCAATACCGGCGTATTAAGCGGAAATGTAGCTGCATCGGCATCATTGCCAGTGCAGACCATACCGACAACGGCGGTAGAAACAGTGGAAATAACGCGGGTGCCGTCATTAATTTCAACAATGCGGACACCGTGGTGGTAGTCACCCATAAGGTTACTCTCCGTTAATTGGGGAGAGTATGGTGGCAGGGATTACGCGCTGAAGCAGCGGGATAGCGTTGTGCCAGTTTTGGCACAACTACAGATTGTAAGCGATCTTGCGAGAGTGGCTAAATACCTGAAAGCTCATTAATGAGGGAGGGATGCTTGTCAATCATGATCAACAGCTTAAGTGAGCTGCCTGATGGAATTCTCCTATGTTGTTCCCATGCCTCAACCAACGATGGACTCACTCCAACAAGTTGTGCAAAGTCTTTTTGTTTATACCCTGTTTTTTTTCTGATTTCTTTTACATCAGGGATAGCGACCTGAGTCACTCGGCCTGCATCTAACTCACCATGACTAATAGCAACGGCCTGCTTCGCGGATGTCATTAAATCATTGAAAAAATCACTCATAACGCACTCCCCTTGATTTGTATTATCACATCTTTGAATTGCTGTTTTTCACTATTAGTCAGCGTATCTTTTTGATTTTTATGGTAGAGAGTAAAAAGCCATATCCTACCTTGCGGTTCCTGATAGTAATAAATGACGCGAACACCACCACTTTTTCCTTTCTGGCCGATGGCAAATCTTACTTTTCGTACACCGCCAGTACCCACAATTAATGCTCCTGAATATGGGTCTAACAACAATACTTGCTGAAACTCCCTGAACTCATCTTCAGTCAATAAAATCTCCCGTTGTTTGGAAAAGAACGGGGTTTCAATAAACTGCAAAAAATCCATTATTTTGTCATCCTTGACATAACCTAAATGAGGTTGAGTTAATTTTAGTCTTACACGGTAAGGATTACAATCCGTTTATTGACTCATATTTCATGATAGAAAAGGCACCTCACGATGCCTTAGGCGCAGTGTTGTTAAGCTGTCACTAGAAGCTCGTTGAGATCTTGCTGATAGGTGTTGTGTAACAAGTCTATTTGCTGTTGTAAGACAAAATTGAGTATTTCTTTCACTTCCTGTGATTCCAGCGTGACGATGGCGTAAATCAGCGCACGACAATGGTCGATAAGTTCTTCTACTTCGCAAGGGGTGTCATCGTACATAGCGCACCTCCGGCAGCAGAGGGACAGATGAAGAAACAGGCGTGGGAATAACAACGATAGTGCTGGTAAATAATGACAGGTGTTTAGTCGTCAGATCCATGATGACTACCTCTTTGGTAGGGGGACTAATCACCACCAAGAGACGCTAACCTCAGAGGGTGGTGAACTGGGCAGGGTTAGCGTAACCGGCTACCAAAGAACCCGGCGCATCTTGCGATGCCCCCACCCAGTTCACCGTTTCTTGCATATTACAGGTGTCACTGTGCCCGCACATAATAGCCGTGTCTACGGTCGTGCGCTTTGGTAAATTCCGAGACGCTAATCCCGACAGCGGATTTTGCCGCTGCGGCGTGACTATAGCCCAGCGAAGTACTGCTGTGCAATCAACCAGCATCACTTTAGGACAAACATTTTTTGTGGAAAAATAGGGGGTTATCGTGGTGATAATATCACCGCTGATCAGGTGTCCAGAATGCGTGTTTTACTTCACATTTCCTTCAATCGATTACAAACAGTGAGTATTTTCCTTATCCTTAGCTGCCTGGACGTTCATACAACTCTGTACAACCTTTCCGTCAGCGCTTAGTTTTTATCGCCCATTGCGCACTGTGCAATAGTGTATTAATATAGCATTGCACAGCGCGCAATAACGCAGGGAAAGAGTAGTGATAAAAACGTGGAAACATAAGGGATTACAACAGTTTTTCATGACAGGCAACCCAAAAGGGGTTTTAAGCGATAAGAAGGATGTGGAGCGAATACGGCAACGACTTTATGTGATTGATAGCGCAGAAACGTTGGATGAAATCGCCGCCTTTCCTCACTATAAACTCCACCCCTTAACAGGGAACCGTAAAGGAACATATTCAATCACCGTGCGGGCAAACTGGCGGATCACGTTCGAATTTAAGGACGGCGACGCATACATTTTAGATTTAGAGGATTACCACTGATGACTATGTTTAACCCTCCGCACCCTGGCGGCATCATTGCTGAGTCACTGGAAGATTTGGGGCTATCAATTAACACCGCAGCGCGCGCATTGGGGGTTGCCCCGTCTACCCTTTCACGCGTTATGCGTGGAGAAACGGCGATCAGCCCTGAAATGGCCGTGAAGCTCGAAGCCGCTGGAATTGGCACCGCTCGCCACTGGCTGGCGATGCAGTCCGGCTATGATCTATGGCATGCGCAGCAAGATACTGATGTAAGCGCCATCAAAACGCTGTTTAAAGCTCCAGATATGCCAGCGCAATCTAATCCACTTTAGGATAAACTATTTTTTCTGTAGAATTAATGAGTTATATTGATGAATAAATATATGCGAAGAATCACCTCGCGGAATCAATAAAGTGTAAAAAGAGTAGAAACAAGGCGACATCAACGCGACATCGCCTGTCAAGATCATAGTGTTTTCGGTCAGATAGTCGTCGTTTTTGTCAGTACCTCATCATTTAGGCCAGTCAGCCTCATTACTTTATTGCGTTCAAAACCATTAATTAGCATCTTGTGGGCAATTTTTAGCGCCATTTCTTGTGCAGCTTGTTGTTCCACTTCCTGTACAATCGTCATGATTAGCTCCTCATGTTGCGGCAAGCGATGAGCTAGATCCTTGAAGAACTTTTTCGCCTCAGTCGTGTAGCCAACTGCAGCTTTTAGCTGATCTTCCGTCATGGTAGATATACCTCTTTCTGCATTATCTGCAATCTGGTTTTCAGAATCATTTCATCGGCCATTTCTTTAATTCGTTGCTGACTCTCAGGTGAACGAGAGGTTATAGCATCACGTAATTTTTTCATTTCTATTGTCAAAATAGCTGTTATCAAGGTTAATAAAGAGAGGTGAAAAATAAAAATATTGAATAGATAAGGTGTAAAAAGAGTAGAAACAAGGCGATGTCTAACGCAATATCGCCCATTAAAACGGGGGGAGCCAGCGAACTGACCGTGTTATTAAGTCAGGTCTTCATCACGTAGGCCTGTCAGTTCCTTTACCAGAGTGCGATCAACCCCTTCTGCCAGTAAAGAATAGGCAATTTTTAGGGCCATTTCTTGTGCGGCTTTTAGTCCCAATACTTCTGCAATTTTCATAAGTGTTTCCCTGTAGGTGCTGAGCTGGATGGGGTTGACAGACCCGTCACCAAAAAACCGGCGCATCTTACGATGCCCCCGCCCAGCTCACCATTTCTTGCTTATTAACAATGTAACCGTATTTACGCCATGCGCTTTGGTGTATGCCGGACTGCCAAATCCGGTAAAGGATTTTACCGCTGCGGTGTGACTATAACCCGATGAGATTCTGTCGAGCAATTAGCCAACATCACTTTAGGACAAACATTTTTCCACGTTAAAATAACGAGTTACAGCTGTGATTAAGGGATGTTTATACCGCTTCCGTTAAGGACAATATTAGCGGAAGCGGTGAGGTTTATTGCTCGGTCAACTCGTTGTTAGTGAGCTTGGTGCTGGCCGATGCTTGCAATTGAGTGAGGGCGGGTAACAGGATACTGATTGATGCCAGGCAATGACCTAACTGGCACAAACTTTCTGCTGAGAAATCCAACACATCGTTATCGGCAAAGGTCACAAAAGTATCCCCGATAAAATTCAGTCCATGCAGCAATCCGGCGTAACATTCCTCGCTACTGTTTGCCAGTTCCAGTGTGTCATCAGCACTCAGGTGTGACATATCCAGCTTGCCGATCACCTCAGTCAATGTGGGATAAAGTCTATTGGTATCAGGCAACATGGCGCTTCTCCTGTGGTTTGCAAGAAACAAACACCAGCGAGAAACCGGCCAGCAGATTGCGGGCTTCGCATTCAGTGGGAGCCAAAACGGAGATCAGGCGCAACGGAGAGATTTCAGCCAGTAATGTGTTCGAACGGGCGTTAAGGAAGGTGTAGAGCTTTGAATATGCACGTATGTTACTATTAGCGTTAGCCATAGCATTACCTCGTATAATGGTGTGGTTAGATGCCTCGGTAGTGTTAGCGCACTGTCGGGGCATTGTTGTTTTATGGTGACCACGTAATTACAATGGTCGTTACCATGAAGGTATCATAAATTAGGGTAATTACCATGTCAACACCAGAAGAGAAACGTTCACCTCAATATCAGATGCGTCTTCTACCAGAATTTCGTGCGCAGTTAGAAGAACAAGCCCGTAAAGATGGTGATGCTTCCCTTGCGACGTGGATAAAAAGGATATTGCGTAAAGAGTTACGTGAAAGAGGCATTGAATCTAAAGGTTAGGTGAGTCTATACAATGTATAACTCTTGATTGTTCTCTTTGGTACTTGAGGTTATACTTTGTATAATTTCTTGCGGGAGATAATATGATGACTATAGCAATCAAAAAATGGGGCAACAGTAGTGGTGTTGTTTTGCCTTCATTATTGTTGAAAAAACTAGGTGTTACCAACGGCCAACATCTTGATGCAGAAATCAAAAATGGCTCATTAATTCTGACCCCAACACAACGACGTTACACGCTTGAAGAATTAGTCGCACAATGTGATAAAAATGCGCCAATGACGGCAGAAGAGGATGTTTGGGGTAACGACGCACCGACAGGAAATGAAATATGGTGAAGCGTAAGCAGGGATGGGATCGCGGCGATATCGTTTTGGTAGACTTTAACCCGGTAATGGGAAGTGAGCAGCGGGATGCCCGTCCAGCGCTGGTATTGACAAAAAAGCTGTTTAATAATCTCGGCATGGCCCTTGTTGCCCCAATAACTCAGGGGGGAAATTATGCGCGTCATGCTGGTTTTACCGTATCGCTGTCGGGTACAGGATGTACAACGCAAGGTGTAGTTTTACTCAATCAAGTCCGAATGCTCGATCTTATGGCACGAAATGCCCGCTTTGTGGAGTCGCTTGATGAAGTTGCCGTCAATGACGCTCTGCTGAAGTTTGCGACTCTCGTCGAAATTGACTAGCTAAGAAACATTGCCAGAATTTTTATACCAATCACTCACGCTATTATTAAGGTTGTTCTGCACGTTCTCTTAAAAATCATCTGAAACGTGCAGGCTGCTGAGAGAAAAACCATCACTCCCCCATTAAAATCACCCATTATCGCGGCAACTCCGGCCAGTCAATCTCTGGCGCGGTATCGGTGTTTATGCGCATTAGCGCGACACGGTACTGTTTGAGTGCTGCCAATTGCTGAATATCAGTCTGTTGATTATCCATTGCGATGGCGTCGAGTAGGATGTTGATGTGCTCCGAAACCTGCTTTATCAGCGCGGTTTTTTGTTGGACGGCGGCGACAATATGGCTGGCTTTTAATGCCTGTTGATCGACTTCCCAGGCGGTTCCCGTCCATCGATCAAATTCATGCTTTGGCTGAAGCTGTGTTTTATTGTGTGGCATGGGGCCGAGCGCAGAAATGATGGATTCAGTTTTGGTTTCAATGTCATAAACCGTTTTATGGCGATGGTCTGTTACCGTTATCCACTGATTTACCGTCAAATCTCTCACCAATGCCATGCCGGTTTTAGGCTGGATGAGTGGCATGTCAGCGACCGAATGCGCCGGTAAGCCGACGCCGAGCGGTAAGTACTCCATACCCGCGCTGGCGTATTCCAGACTCACCGCATCATAGTGATAGAGCGTGATCCATCCCGCCTGACTGGCAAGTTGACGGTCATCCAGGATGGCCGGTTGCACCGTAAAGTCATATTTCATTAGACAGCCCTCAAGATGTAGCAAAATGCAATATTGCGTGGTCGGGTTTCGGCGGCGGTGCGCACCACGCGAGAGGCGTCAAAATCAAAGCTGCCACAATGGGTGATGTCGGTATGGTGCGGGGTGTTGTCGTTGCCGACAGACTCAGTTTTCGCGAAAGCGCCGCTGAAGTTGCTCTCTGCTGCGCTGCCGAGGCTTTCCGATACGCCACGGATGCCACCAGTGATATTTTGCAGCGCGTCGGTTTGTGCGCTTAACAGGATGCGACTGGTATCAATGCCGCGCCCGTCATCAAATCCACGAATAAACTCACCGCGCAAATCGGGTAATTTATGAGTCGGATATAAGGTTGCCAGCGTGGGGTAACGGTAGGGATAAAATGCTGCGCCGTTACATTTTAAATAGCCAGCCGGTGGCGTGGTGCCTGGGTAGGGCAGTGGGATGCCGATGGGCGTTAGTGTATCGCTGCGACTGGTGACGATATCTATCCATTCCTGCCATTGACCATAAGAGCGCAGGCGATAACTGACTCTCGCCGCGGTGTGGGTATTGTTGGTGGAGAAAATGAATTGGTGGGCGGTTAACGAGTCATTTTGAATATGCTGAATGGTCGCATCACCAAAGCCCTCGGGCTTATCGGCAGCGTATTGATTGACACAGTACATGCCGGTTTTTGTCAGCGCATTGATCCCCGCCGAGGCAATAATGCAGGAGCCGCCCCAGCCAAATGCCCCGACCGCCATGAGTTCATCTTGCGCATTACCGACATTTCTGGTGGCCGCAGAGCCTAATTGCAGGTTTTTCCGCGCCGCCTTTTTATCGATAAGCTCATATAAGTTTTGGCTGGCGAGGAGATATTGCGGATGAGGATAGGGGGCGTCGAGATGGTCGCTCATCATTGTCATCGCTGTACTGACCGCTTTTCTGACCGCTTTTCTGACCGCTTTCGGCGTTGCCGCTTCGGTCTCATTTTCGCTATCGATGGAGTTACTTAATCGCACGAAACCTTTGGCGTATAAGCTAGCATCGGGATGGTTGCATGATTTTTCATGAGCAATCATCAACTCATCGATATAGGTTTTGACCTCAATCGCTTTATCATCCGCATAGTTACGCGCTGTCAGTACCGCTGATGGGATAATTTTCAGCATCACTGACGCTGTGCTGCTGACCATGAATATCATACGAATCAGTTGTGTACGGCCACTGCCTTCCTGCATTTTTGGCTTATAACTTTCCGGGCAATTGGCGATAGCAATTAACTCTCCGGCTTTATTCAGCAAACCAATCTCCCTGATCCACCACCCGCCCTCAGTCTCAGAGATAATCTGTTCCGCAATAATCTGACGGGGATTGCTCGGGTCAATCGTCAGGGCATTAAGGGCGTCGCGGCGCTGTTCATTCACCAGCTGAGTTTGTGCCGGATCGGGTGTTGGCAGGGTGCCGCCGCCATCCCCAACCACCATGTGAGTTATCTCTAAACGGGTGCCGAGTGCGGTGGCGCTCGCCAGTCTGGCCGTGCCGGTATGGGTTA